GTTATGTTGAGCAATATTCAGCTAGAGTTGCTGCAGAGCAAGAAAAAGCAAAAACAGCTTTAAGAGATGCTATTGCAGAACAGGATGCAGATAAAATAGCTGATGCAAATTCTTTAATTGCTAAGTTAGCAGTAGAGGCTGAAAAAGCTAAAATGACTGCTGAACAAGAGGATGAAAAAGAAAATGTTCGACAAAAACAAGTTTCTCAGGAAACTACTCAAGCACCTCAGAATCCAACCTATCCAGAACCATCTGTCAGAGCTAAGTCTTGGGCAGAGAAAAACGAATGGTTTGGAGAAGATAAGATAATGACAAGTGCTGCATTCCAAGTACATCAAGACCTCGTGGACCAAGGGTTTGACGCGGAAAGCGATGAGTATTATAATGAGATAGACAAAGTTATGAGAGATAATTTCCCTCATAAATTTGGCAAAAAACAGGAGCTACAGAAACCCGTCCAAACTGTCGCATCTGCACAAAGAAACCAAAGCGGACGCCGATCAGTGAAACTCACTCGTTCACAAATAGCTATCGCTAAAAAATTAGGAGTGCCACTAGAGGAATACGCAAAATACGTGAAGGAGAATGCATAAAATGGATAATATAAAAAGAACCTCACGCGAGTCAGAGAGTAGAAAATTAAATATGAAAAAAACTACTTGGACTCCACCGTCCAGTTTGGATGCCCCACCTGCGCCACAAGGATACGCGCATAGATGGATTAGAACATCTGTAACAGGTTTTGAGGATACGGCAAACGTAACAAAGAAACTTAGAGAAGGATGGGATTTCGTCAGAGCTGATGAAATCATGTCTAACCCCGATCTAGCGAAGTACCCTGTAATTAAATCAGGTGAATACGAAGGATGCATCGGAATTGGAGGCCTTGTGCTGGCAAGGATACCCGAAGAGATATTGAAGTCACGCGCTGAGTATTTTAGAAAACTTACTCAAGATCAAATAACCGCGGTTGATAACGATCTAATGAAGGAGCAGCGACCAGAGATGCCAATCAATATTGAGAGGCAATCTCGTGTGACCTTTGGCGGTAATTCGAAAAAATAATTTTTTGACGATAACTACCCAAGGCGGCTAAAATAAAAACTAAATAGGAGAAAAACAATATGGCAAATGTCGTAGAAAAGTTTGGTCTAAGACCATACAGAAAACTAGACGGTACACCATTAGTTGGAGCTCAAAACAGATATACTATTGCAAGTAATTACGCTACTGCGATTTTCCAAGGAGACTTGGTTATTCCAGTAACAGGAGGAAATGTCGAAAGATATCCTGGTAATACTTCAACAGCTGTAGTGGGCGTGTTCAACGGTTGTTTCTATACAGATCCTACTACTCAAAAGCCGACCTATAAAAACTACTACCCAGGTTCAGTTGCAGCGAGCGATATTACAGCGTTCGTAGTTGATGATCCTGACGCAGTATTTTTAATGGACGCTGATGCGACTTTCGCAAGAGCAGATCTGTTTCAGAACTACGCGTTGACAACAGTTAGTGGAAACACAAAAACAGGAATATCTTTACAGCAATTAGACGTAAGTGTTTCTGGAACTGATACTACTTATGTAGTACAAGCGATTGATATTTCGCAAGATCCAGATAACTCAGACGTATCTTCTGCTAACGCAAATATTCTTGTTAGAATCAACAATCACTTCTTTAGAAGTGGTACAGGCATATAATAGGAGAATAAATTATGGCTATTTCACGATCACAGCTAGTTAAAGAACTAGAGCCAGGATTGAATGCACTATTCGGCCTGGAATATAACAGATACGAAAATCAGCATGCGGAAATTTTCCCAGCTGAAACATCTGACAGAGCTTTTGAAGAAGAAGTAATGTTAGCTGGTTTCGGTTCTGCACCAACTAAACAAGAAGGTGCGGGCGTTGTGTTCGATCAAGCAACTGAAACTTTCACTGCTAGATACACACACGAAACTATCGCTTTAGCATTCTCAATTACTGAAGAAGCTATCGAAGATAATCTGTATGACAGACTTGCGGCTAGATATACTAGAGCATTAGCAAGATCTATGTCTAACACAAAACAAGTCAAAGCTGCGGCTGTATTAAACAACGCGCAAGTTACTACTGCAATCGGTGGTGATGGTGTGTCGTTAATTAATGCTTCGCATCCATTAGCAACAGGTGGTACGTTCTCAAACGTATTAGCAACTGCTGCTGACTTGAACGAAACATCACTAGAGCAGTCGTTAATCGATATTGCTGGTTTTGTTGACGAAAGAGGATTAAAAATCGCTCTTCAAGGTAAAAAAATGATAATTCCAAAAGAATTACAATTTACTGCAGAGAGATTGATGAAATCACCTCAAAGAGTTGGCACAGCTGACAATGACATTAATGCATTGGTGAACATGGGAATGATTCCTGAAGGTTACAGAGTGAATAACTTCTTAACTGACACTGATTCATTCTTTATCCTTACAGATGCTCCTAACGGATTCAAGCATTTCGTAAGATCACCGATCAAAACTGCTATGGAAGGTGACTTCGATACAGGTAACGTAAGATTTAAAGCTAGAGAAAGATACTCTTTTGGATTCTCTGATCCAAGATGTGTATTTGGTAACGGAAACTTACCAACTAGTTAATCTTATTGATTAATGATCAATTTAAAGGGCGGTCTTTATGGCCGCCCTTTTTTTGTGTATAATACAAATACTGAATATAAATTTTTGATACAGACTGAATTCAGCAGACTGCCTTAAGACTGTGTCAATTTAAATAAGGAGAATATATTATGGCTAATACTACTTTTACAGGTCCAGTTCGATCGGAAAATGGTTTCCAAACTGTGACTAAAAACTCAACTACAGGTGCTTATACAATACGATCTCAGTTTAATGCTGAAGGAACTTTAGCATCTTTAGGAACAAGAAAAATACAAGCTTTTGCTGGAACACTTGCAGGAACTGACACTGGTGCAGCATATGCTGATGGAGATGTTCTTGTTGAATTAGGAACTTTAAATGTTGATGCAGGAAGCGGTTTAGTAACAGCTTCTAAATTCTTTATTCACAGAGCAATGATTTTAATTACAACTCCAGCAGGTCAAACTTTAGCAGGTAGCTTAAAACTTTCTGGCACTTCAGGAACTGCAACTAATGCCGCTCCTGTTTCACCAACTGAAATTGTTGGAGCTGGCGTAACTTGTTTCGATCCACAAGTAAGTGCTGCAGCATCTGTTACTGAAATTGATATCAATTACAATAACACTGCGGGTAACTATCACATTTTTGATCCACTTATTACTGCACCAATTGCAAGTAAGTTTTTATATGCATGTACAACAACTGCATTAAATGCTGACGCAACTGCAGGTAGATTTACTGTTGAATTAGAATATTCAGTATTATAATTAATTATGGAGCTCCTTCGGGAGCTCCTAAACTAAGGAGAAAAAAATGAGCTTTAAAGCAGATATACAAGCGACTAGATCGACACTTGCTACTTTAGCAAACACGACTGCTGAAGCCCTTGATGCTACTGAAACTGAAATTGATGTTACTGATTCATCTGGTTTTCCAGCTAGTGGAACAGTGATTATTGATAGTGAAGTTATTACTTATACAGGTAATGCTGCTAATACTCTTTCAGGATGCACAAGAGGGGCAAATGGAACAACTGCGGCAACCCATTTAACTGGAGCAGCAATAACTGTTCTTCAAAACGTTGTTGAACCTCCAATTAGATTAAAAGGTATTTCAATCGCTTCTGATGGAACAGGAGCAGGATCTTTATCGTTAGTATCGAATGATGGAATAGATTTATTTATTGGAGATGTTCCTAATGGTGATGTTTATACTTTAAATTTACCTGAAGATGGAATTTTATTTTCAAAAGGTTTATTTTTAAAGTCAAATACTAAAGTTGCAGCATTTACTTTGTTTACTGATAAGTATTCATCTAAAGGTCTAACAACGACAAATGGCTAGTTTAGGAGCACAAAAAAAAGGTACAGGCAAAGCCGTTCAATCAAACAAAAACGGCACGCCTGCTCCAAAAAATCAACCAGGTGTACGATTTGGTTACGATTTTGATACTACAGACAATAAACCTTTTGGTTTTATAGCTAAAGATACTGGTAAAAGTTTAATTCGAGGAGCTGCCAAATCAAAAGATGATTATAATTTTAGTTATTCTACTAAAAATTTTAAACTTGAAAAAAGTAAAAATGAATTTGGTGGTAAAGAAGTTCGTGCAGGAGTAAGAAAAGGAGACTTTGAGGTTGAAGCAGGTAAAAATGATTTTGATAAATATTTTAAAATAAGTTTTAAGAAAACTTTTAAAAAAGGCGGAATGCCTACAAGAAAAAAAAGTAAAGGTTACTTCCGTTCTACAAAAGCTGGAGCTGGAATGACACAAAAAGGTGTCGAAGCTTACAGAAGAAAAAATCCTGGATCTAAATTAAAAACAGCAGTTACTGAAGATAAACCAGGCCCAAAAAGAGCTGCAAGAAGAAAAAGTTATTGTGCAAGATCGTTGGGTCAGTTAAAAAGATCTAGTGCAAAAACTAGAAATGACCCAAATTCAAGAATTAGGCAGGCAAGAAGAAGATGGAAATGTTAGATGGCCACTTATCTAAATTCAAATACTCCGACAATTTATTGTCAGATTAGAAAGGAATATTTATATGACTTTAAAAAACATCATGGAGAAAGTGAAGACGCAGTTATCTTTGGTCTTGCCTCCATACCAGGACGTGCAGTCTTATTTCATGCGATGCTCCCGAACGGTGCGGTCTACTATCGGTTGCCTATCTCAGCTTTTTTCCAAAAACATTTACAAAGAGCCGAGGTGCCCGATATGCCGTTACACGAGTTGGAATTGTGGGATTGTTTTAGTTATTATCCTAGTGTCCATCAATTTGATTTTTTAAATGGAATCAAAGGTAAATATCTTGGAAAAGACAAAAAATTTTATCACGGATCTTATTTATTCACTGTTGATTGGGCCCATCCAGATAATAATATACTCAACACAGAACATAGTGAAATCCCTCAAGAACATAAGTGTGGTCATGTACTCGAACTTGATAACGGGAATTTTGCTATTCAGCCTAATAATCGTATTCTGTGGCATGCTGCTAATTTTACTACTAAAACAAATTGGCCAGACTATCATGTGCAAACTACCGAATGGTCAGTAGAAAATTCTGACTTCAAAGTAGAAGACACAGATAATATGTTTTATAATATTGAATCTAACAAGGAGTAAAAATATGGATGCAAAAGATTTTAAACATCTAATTAAGTTTAGAGATAAAGAAGCTAAAAAAATGGCTCAATCAACTTATGCTTTTAAACAAAGACAAAGTAGACCAAGAGCTAAAGAAAATATAATTAATCCTAAACTCAAAGGGATTTAATGAAATTAAGTGATAACACCAACGTGGCTTTGCCACTACGTAATCTTTTTGCCATTATTGGAACCGTAGCTATTGGCGCATGGTTTGCATTTGGTGTTATTGAAAGACTTAATAATCTAGAAACCAAGAATCAATTGTTTGAAAAAGATTTATTGGAAGCATCAGTTCAAAAACCCATAGATCAAGAACAATTTATGCTTATAGAATGGCAGGCAAAACAAATCGAAAAAATAAATAAAATTTTAGAAGCTAATTTACATACTAATGTGATGTTAGAGCAACACACTAAAGAAATAGAAAAGATTAAAAAAGACGTTGAGAAATTAAAAGACGCAACAAGAGATATAAAATTTTCAAACGGTAACGGTAGACATTAATGGTTAAAATGGTTATTGCATTATGTTTGTTTTTAAATGGTGAACTTATTGAGCATCGTGTTCAAGAGTCTATGTCTGAATGTTTAAAAGGTAAAAGAATTGCAACAAGAAATATGAATATGAACGATAAACAATTAATGTGTGGTGAAGTTAAAGCAATTATGGAAAAAAATGTAGACGGAAGTCTAAGTATTGGAAAAATCATCATAGAATCTAAATAAATCAATGAAATATAGAACTTGTATATATTGGACTTGTTTTGGTTGTGTGTTATTAAAGGAATGTAAATGTTATGAAACTAACAACTAATTTTTCATTAGCAGAACTTACAGCCTCACAGGTTGCCGCCCGTAAGGGTATTAATAATAATCCAACTGCTGGTCAAATAGAAAATCTTAAAAGATTATGTGAATCTATTCTGCAGCCCATTCGTAATCATTATGATGCACCAGTCATTGTATCTTCAGGGTATCGATCTGCTGAATTATGTATTCATATTGGTAGTACCATTGATTCACAACATGCAAAAGGTGAGGCTGCAGACATACAAGTCGTAGGTGTCGATAATAAAGCTTTAGCTAAATACATTAAAGAAAATTTAGATTTTGATCAACTTATTTTAGAGTTTTATAAAGAATCAGAAGGACCACATTCAGGTTGGGTTCATGTGTCTTACGTTGGAAAAGGAAACAGAAAAGAATCTCTAACAGCAACACGTGCAGAAAATACAGGAAAGACAGTATACTCACCATGGTAATGGGAAGATCACAAATGACTAAACAAGTGGAGGGGCAACTTCGTGGCGCAAGAAAAAAACGAACAATTAAAGTCAAAAAACAACCCTTACGCAAAAGAGGTAAGGTCTAGAAAATACAGACCGCAAGTGATACAATCTAAAAAGTTGTACAACAGAAAGAAGCTTAAAGATGACAAAGTTATGTCCTAGAGGCAAAGCGGCCGCTAAAAGAAAATTTAAAGTATATCCTTCAGCATATGCTAATGCTTATGCTTCTAAAATCTGCGCAGGTAAGGCAAAGGATCCCTCTGGTCTTAAAAGAAAAGATTGGGGACCTAAGAAAATGCAAAGTGGAGGCTCTGCAGGTTCTGGTGCTGCAAGTTCATCAGGCGTGAGACGTTTAGCTATGTCTAAATCAGTAAAAGATCATGCAAAAACTCATAGACCAAGAATGACAACTGAAACTAATCAAGAGTATGAAAAAAGAACTGAGTATAATGGTTCACATATTAAATCTGATTTAGCAGGGGAAACTGTTTCAAATAAATCTTACGAAGCTTATTACAAAGGCATGATCTAATGGCTAAAGGTGGTCTGAAGAAATGGTTTAATGAAAAATGGGTAGATATATCAGCTCCAAAAAAAGGTGGTGGATACAAAGAATGTGGAAGAAAATCTGCATCTGGCTCAAAAAGAGGTTATCCAAAATGTGTCCCAGCAGCCAAAGCTTCAAGAATGACTCAAGGGGAGAAAAGATCCGCTATCGCAAGGAAACGATCAGCCCCAAATACTGGCCCTAAACCAGCAAACGTAAGTACATTTACAAAGAAATACTATGGGGGTATGATAGATCTATGACAAAAAAATCATATAATATAATAAAAATAAAACCAACGGTTAATAAAAAAGTTTTAGAACCAAAAGAAATTGAAACTAAAGTTAAACCAAAAAAGAAAAGTGAAGGTGGCATGAGTGATAAAGATAAAAATAAAAAAGTAATTCCTTTAATGCCTCAAGGTGTTATCTATAAAGGTAAAGCAAAAGATTATCCAGGAATTAAAAAAATAATAAAAGATAAATATAAAAAATCACAAGGAGGTTCTATGGAATCAGAAGGTGCTTCTATGGAATCTGAAGGTCCTTTAAGACAAAGGGGTACGTACGGACAAAGATCAAAACAAAAAATGTTCGAAAGGAAACAAAAAATTATGAAAAGAAATAAAGGTGGTTCAACAGAATTTGGAATGCTTTCTGTAAAAGCAGGTATTGATAAAAACCCTAACCCAACTGCAGCAGATAGAATTGCAGGTGCTAAAATGAAAACAAAAAAAGCAGCAATGGGAGCTCTTATCGGATTTGGAGCAGATAAAGCTATGAAACAATCTCAAACAGCTAGAGACATAGCAGGTACTTTAGGTCTTACAGGACAAGCTATGAGTAAATTTTATAATAGAAAATATGCTGGTAAAAAAGCAGGTGGCATGATGAAAAAAGGTTATGGTGCAGCAAGACAATCAGGAATGGGCTTACAAGATGAGAATCTAACACCTGGTAAAACAATGGATTACTACAAAGATTTAATATAATGAACTATGGCAACTTCTGGAACTACATCATTCAATCTCGACATAGACGAGATAATACAAGAATCATATAATAGATGTGGTGTCAGAACTAATTCAGGTTACGATTTAAAAAGAGCAAGAAGAAATCTAAATATTTTATTTTCAGAGTGGGGTAACCGTGGCGTTCATCTATGGAAAGTTGAACTTCAAACACAAGCATTAACTTCAGGAACTATTTCGTATGCTGTTCCATCAAAAGTTTCAGACGTGTTAGAAGCATATATTTCAACAAGTTCAGGAATCACAAGTTCAACAAACGATATATCTTTAACTAAAATTGATCGATCAGCTTATGCTGCTTTACCAAACAAAGGTTCAACAGGACAACCTTCACAATATTTTGTTGATAGACAAATAACACCTATCATAAATTTATATGTTGCTCCTGATGCGAGTACCTACACACATTTAAAATATTACACCATTAACAGAATTGAAGATGCGGGAGCTTACACAAACACTGGAGATGTCGCTTTTAGATTTCAACCATGTATGGTTTCTGGACTTGCTTATTATTTATCATTTATGAGTAATCCAAATCAAACTGCAAATTTAAAATTAGTTTATGAAGATGAATTACAAAGAGCGCTTAACGAAGATGGTCAAAGAGCATCAGTATATATTTCACCACAAACATTTTATGGAGATGGAGTTTAATGGGTAAACAAGCAACAGGACGATACGCACAAGCTATATCAGACCGTTCAGGTCAAGCTTTTCCATATAAAGAAATGGTAAAAGAATGGACAGGTGCTTTAGTTCATATTTCAGAATTTGAACCCAAACACCCTCAACTAGATCCAAGAAACCCAGGAGCAGACGGTCAAGGTTTGAGAAATGCAAGACCTCAAAACTTTACAGTATTATCTGGAGGTGGAGGAGGTATTGTAGCAAATTTAGTTTTACCAGGAGATTTTGCTTTCAGTTCAAATGGAATGCAGCCTGATGATGGTTCAGCACAAAATAGAAGAAGACAAGCTATAACAAATGTTGGACAAGTAACCGTGGAGATATCATAATGGCAATAAGTTATTCTAATTTTTTAACACAAGTCAGAGACTATACGGAAGTAGACTCTAACGTATTAACAGATTCTTTATTAGATCAATTTATCAGACAAGTTGAACTCGATATTGCAGGAAAAGTTGATTATGATGATTTAAGAAAATACTCAACATCTAATTTTGTATCAGGTCAAAGATATATTTCATTACCTGCTGATTTAGTCGTCATGCGATCTATGCAAACTTTTAATACAACAAATGCGACAGGTAATAGAACTTTTTTAGAGAAAAGAGATGTTAGTTTTATTACTGAATATAATAGTTCTGGAGAAACAGGATTACCTAAATATTATGCAATGTGGGATGACTTTACTGCTGTAGTCGCTCCTACTCCAGACAATACTTATTTAGTACAAATCAATTTTGTAATTGATCCACCTCATTTTACATCTACAAACAATACTTTTATAGCGCAATATCAAGACGCTTTATTGTTGTATGGTGTTTTAGAACAAGCATTTTCTTATTTAAAGGGCCCTATGGATATGTACAACCTCTACAAAAGCAAGTATGATAGTAGTATTGAAGCTTTTGCTCTACAACAAATGGGTAGAAGACGAAGAGGTGAGTATGATGAGGGAGTACCAAGAATTAAAGTTCCTTCACCATCTCCGTAACAATTTCTTAGGAGGAAAAAATGGCAATTACAACTAACGCAATATGTAATTCATTTAAAGAAGACAATTTAAAAGGATTGCACGATTTTACAGTCACTACAGGTAATGTATTTAAATTAGCATTATATGATTCATCAGCTGTTATTGGAGCTGATACAACTTCTTACACTGGCGACAGTACATTAGGTCAAGTGCCTGACACTGGACAGTACGCTCAAGGTGGAGGAACGCTTGTTAATGCTTTAGTGTCACTAAACGGAACAACAGCTTTTGTTGATTTTGATGATTTATCATTTACTGGAGTGACTTTAACTGCAAGAGGTGCATTAATTTATAATACATCTGAAACTAATAAAGCAGTTGCAGTATTAGACTTCGGTGGAGATAAAACAGCAACAGCGGGAACATTTACAATTCAATTCCCAGATGCAAACGATACACAAGCTATAATTAGAATTAGCTAAGGATCTTTAGATGTCAGCGTCTCCTTGGGGTTCAAACAATTGGGGTGAACAAGCTTGGGGAGACAATGGCATTAATGTAACCGTTGGTCAAACGGGTTGGGGTGAACAACTTTGGGGCGAAGGTGAATGGGGTATTGGTGATCAAATCAATACACTTTCAACAAATACAGGCCAAGTTGAAATTGCAATCGGTCAACAAATTGACGTTACAGGACAATCATTACAAACAGCAATTAATGATGTTACCGCATTTACAGATGTAAATGTATCGGTCACAGGCCAATCATTACAAACCAGTATTGGAGAAGAAACTCCAGAAGGTAATGCAAATGTAACGCCTGACAGTTTACTAATTAATTCTGGTGTAGGTACAGTTGATATTGCAGCAGACGGAAACATTTTTGTTAATGTTGCTGAACATACGATTAACTCTTTTGTTGGTGATGTAACTGCAGATGCTGGAGCCTCTGTTCCTGTTAATGGTATTGGTTTACAAATTAATTTAGGTGAAGAAGCGGTTATTACTGACGTTGATGTAAGTGTAACAGGACAATCTTTAACAACTGCAATTGGTGATGAAACAGCATTTACAGATGTTACCGTTGAAGTTACAGGCCAAAACATTAATACTTTACTTGGAGAAGAAGATACTTCTGGAGATGCAAATGTTGATTTAACAGGTATTGCCTTATCAGCAAATATTGGATCTATTACACCTGTAAGTACATACAATGTAACTGGGGTAAGCGCTCAAACAGCAATAGGATCCGTTACGACACAAGCTAATGCAGATGTTTCAGTGACAGGTTTAGAATTGACTTCTGGCTTAACTGGCCCTAATATTACTGCATGGGCTGAGGTAGACACAGGTACAAGTGTTGTTTGGACCGAGGTTGATTTAGCGGCTTAAAAAGAGTAAAATGCATTCATAGGAGTTTTTTATAATTTATGGCATCAAGTTATTCTACAGATCTTAAACTAGAACTTATGGTCACTGGCGAAAACGCTGGTACATGGGGTGATAAAACAAATACAAATTTAAATCTTTTACAACAAGCAATTGCTGGTGTTGAATCTATTGCATTATCAGATGGTGGAACTGTCACTCTAGCAATGACAGATGCAACAATTTCAAATGCAAGAAACATGGTATTAAAGTTAACAGGTACGTTAACAACAGCTTCAGAATTACATGTCCCAGATTCAATTGAAAAATTTTATATTATTGATGCAACATCTGTAACAGGTGCAACGAACTTAACTGTTGAAACTGTTTCAGGAACAGGTTTTACTTTAGATCAAGCAAAAATTTATGCATGTTATTCAGACGGTACAAATGTAAATGAAATTTCATTAGATACCTTAGGAGGTCAAGTTGCAAACACAGGATTAGTGAATAGTTCAATTACCATTAATGGTGTTGCTGCAAACTTAGGATCTACTGTAACGATTGCAGCAGGTACAGATTGGCAATCTAATATTGTCACTTCTGCAGTAACCTTAACTGCGGGTGAAGGTTATTTTGTAAACACAACAAGTTCATCTTTCACTGTAACTTTACCGAGTTCACCAACTCTTGGTGACGAAGTTACGATTATTGATTACGCAGGAACATTCGATACAAACAACCTTACTGTTGGAAGAAATTCTCAGCCAATACAAGGTACTGCAGCTGATTTAGTTGTAGGTACAGAGCGCGCTGGCTTTTCTCTCGTCTACACAGACGGAACGCAGGGATGGCTGCTACAGAATAATTAAGGAGGTTGAATGACAACCTTTAAAGAAATCAGAGGAAAGTTAATCCGAACTCTAGATACCGACCCTAC